GGGGGCGGCCGCCGAGGCGCGGATGCGCGAGCAACGGGAGGTGTACGAGCGCCTGACCGCGGCCATGCGCGGGGTCGAGGCCCGGATGGAGAACCTGTGGTGGTGGTGCGTGAGGGCGAGGCCGTGACCGAACCCGTCCTCGGCTGGTGGTTCGCGAAGGGCGACACCCTCCCGCACGGCGACGGCCGCAAGGTCGCGATCGGGGAGACGCTCACGGTCGAGGGCCCGATCGTGCTCTGCGAGCGCGGCCTGCACGCCAGCAGGCGCTTGGTGGACGCGCTCAAGTACGCGCCCGGACCCATCCTGTACCGGGTGCGGCTCTCGGGCACGATCGTGCCTCACTCCTCGCTGCGCGCAGGGGAGGACAAACTAGCCGCCAGTGAGCGCACCGCCCTCTGGCGTGTGGACGCGACACGGGCCCTGCGCCTGTTCGCTTGCGACGTGGCAGAATCTGCGCTCTTGCGGGAACGCAAAGCAGGTCGCGAGCCGGACAATAGGTCGTGGGAGGCGATCCGCGTCACCCGTCTGTGGCTGGATGGCAAGGCAACCGAGGCGGCCAGGAGCGCGGCCAGGAGCGCGGCCGAGAGCGCGGCCAGGAACGCGGCCTGGAACGCGGCCGAGAGCGCGGCCTGGAGCGCGGCCTGGAACGCGGCCTGGAACGCGGCCGAGAGCGCGGCCAGGAGCGCGGCCGAGAGCGCGGCCAGCCGCGCGGCCAGCCACGCGGCCTGGAGCGCGGCCGAAAGGATGTTCCAGAAGCGGATCCGTGAAGCACGAAAGGCGCAGCCGTGACCGCCCGCACCTTCCCGTCCGACCTACACCACGGCCCGCGCCTGGTCGAGTGCTATGACTGCGGCGCGACCGTGGACGCGGACGATGCGTGGCAGACATCGAGCGACCTCGCCGACAGGCCGTGGCAGTGCACGACCTGCGCCGCGGAGTGGGCCCTGGGCTACCTCCTGTTCGGGTTCAGGGACCTCACTCGGCGAGACCTCGCCTGCAGCATTCTCCGGGCCTACGTCCGGCAGGAGCGGGAGGAGAGCGAGCGGATCGCGCGAGCGGAGCTGGAGCGGAAGCCGTGACCCGCTTCCTCCGCGTCATCATCTACTGGAGCCGCGAGGTGGACGCGGGCGAGGAGTGCTACGAGGTCGAGTGCTCGGTCCGCCCCGGTGTCCCGCAGCCGCACGCCCCGGGCACCGGCTGGGTCCCGGGCGATGGCGAGGCCGAGGTCCAGATTCTGACCGCGCGCGACTTCGACGGCCCGCGCCCGGACATCGTCGAGTTGCTCCAGGCCGAGCACGCGGAGGACATCCGGTGCGCGGCGCTGGACGCCTACGCGGACGAGCTCGAGGACTGCCGGCCGGACAAGTGCAAGTGCAGGCACGGGGAGGACCGATGACCTTCGACGACTACCTCTCGATCCCGGCCGTGAACTGGAGCCGCTTGAAGGCCGGCCGCCGCTCCGCGCTCCACCTCCGGCACGCCCTCGAGAACCCGACCGAGGACACGCCACGGCTCGCGCTCGGGCGCGGGGCGCATACCGCGGTGTTCGAACCGGACCGATTCGCGTTCGACTACGCGATCTGGGGCGGGGACCGGCGCGCGGGGAAGGAGTGGGAGAGGTTCGTGTACGAGCACCGTGGCCAGACCATCCTGCGCGCGGACGAACACGCGACCTGCCTCGCCATCGCGGCGGCGGTGCGGGCGCACGCGGTCGCCGGCCCGCTCCTCGCCCCGCCCGGCGAGGCCGAGAAGGTGCTGACCTGGACCGAGGAGGCGACCGGGATCGCGTGCAAGGCGAGGCTCGACTGGTACCGGCCCGGCCTCCTCTGCGACCTCAAGACGACGGTGGACGTGGACCAGTACCGTTTCGCGGCCACGGTCTGGAGGATGGGGTATCACGGGCAGGGCGCGTTCTACCGCCGGGGCCTACTCGCGAACGGGCTCGAGGCGCCGCCCTGGCACATGATCGCGGTCGAGGCCTCGCCACCGCATGACGTGGCGGTGTACCAGCTCGACGACGATGCCCTGTACGCGGGTGAGCAAGAGGTCGAGGACCTGCTGCGGATGGTGGCCGCGGGCCGGTTCAGCGGCCGCTGGCCTGGGCGGTACCCCGAGGAGCGGGTCCTGTCCCTGCCGAGGTGGGCGTTCCCGGCCGAGGATGCGAGCGGAGTGCTGGCGGGCTTGAACCTGCCGACCGAGGAGGGGTGATGGACTACCGGCAGATGTTCAAAGGCGAGTACGTGGCCGCGGTCGAGTTCCAGGGCAAGCAGCCGATCCTGACCGTCAAGTCGCTCGCGCTCGTGACGATGGAGAACGAGAAGGGGGTCCGCGAGCGGGGCGTGATCCACTTCCAGGAGACGGACCGCGGCTGGGTCCTGAACCGCACCAACGCCGAGGCGCTCGCGGCCATGTTCGGGCGCGAGACCGAGGCCTGGGTCGGGAAGCGGGTGAAGCTGGCCGCGGTCGAGGTCCAGTTCGGGAAGGAGAGGGTCCCCGGAATCCGCGTGGTCGGGAGCCCGGACATCCCCCGGCCCGTGACGTTCGAGCTGAAGCTGCCTCGGAAACGGCCGGTGAAGGTGACGCTCCTCGCGACCGGGGCGTCGGCCGGAAAGGCGGCGGCCCCGCCCCCGCCGCCGGACCTGCCCCCGGACGATGCCCCGGGCCCGTCCGAGGACGAGAGGATCGAGTTCTGACCATGATCATTCACGAGCGAACCATGACCGCCGAGTTCGAGACCAAGCCGGATGAGTTCCTAGCCGAGGATGGGACGCTGTTCCAAGGCAAGGCCGGGAGAGAACTTGTCCGGTTGTGGGTTGAGGCCGAGGCCCTCCGCGCCCGCGCCGAGGCTGCCGAGGCCCGCCTCGCCGCGCTGGAGCGGGTCCGCGAAGCGGCGCAACGGATCGATGACATGGATTCATGGGGTGATCTGGACGATCCGGAATTCGCAGATGCCCGAAGGAAGTCCCTGACCGATCTCCGCGTCGCGCTCTCGGCGGCGGCGAAGGAGACCTGACCATGGCCTGCTGCGAGCAGTGCTGGAGCGACGCGCATGGCCTCGCACGCGAGCGGCCCGGCGACGTGGTCGAGCACTACTACCGCCTCCTGGCGGAGCGGAAGAGCAACCCCTGCACGCCGGAGGAGCAGGCCGGGCCCGACGCGACCGTCTGCCAGCGGTGCGGCCGGCGCACGCTGCACCAGTACACCCGGGACTGTATGGCGCGCTGCGCGGCGGCGAAGGAGGGGTGATGGGCGCCGCAGGTCCGCCATGCGTCGTGTGCGAAAAGCGGGTGCCAAGGCGGGCCGTGACGCGCTGCCCGTGGTGCGGACGGGTGCTCTGCCTGGTCTGCAACTGCCCGGGGCGATGCGCTGACATCGTCCGCATCCGTCGCAGGTTCGAGAAGGCCCATGCGGCGATGAGGGACCTAGACGCTATTCTTGCTGCCGCGAAGGAGGGATAGATGGCGCACGAAGAAGGTCATCCAGGATGGTGTTGTGGTCAGTGCGCGGCCGAAAACACCTCCCTCCGCGCCCGAGCCGAAGCGGCGGAGCGGGAGGTCGCTAGGATGCGGTACTACGAGGACCGGGCGTGTGAGCAGGCGCGGCACGATTTCGAGCGGGCCGAACGGATCGTGGACGCATGGGACGCCGCTCAGGTGCGCTACGCCGCGCAATCAGCCCGCCTCGCCGCACTGGAGCGGGAGCGCACGGAGTTGCTCGCGCTAGTGGACGAGGTGAACGAGTGTGGCGTCGGGCCATCGAATCGCTACTGGTACCACGAGCACGCGATGCTGTGTGCATCCAAGTCCACCGGCACGGAGCGAGGGTCGCCGTGCGACTGCGGCTTGGACGAGTGGGAGCGTAGGGCCCGCGCCGCGCTGACGGCGGCGAAGGAGGGACCGTGAGCCTCAGGAGCGGCCAGCCGATCAACGCCTACCTCTGCCCGGAGTGCGGCGTCGGCATCGTGACGATCGATCGCGACGAGGGCGTGACGCCGTTCCTCCTGCGCTGCCGGGGACACGGGAGCGAGCCAACCGACGAGACCTGCAAGGGCATCTCGCAGTCCTGCTTCTACCGGCCGCCACGCGATGCGCCAGAGCCGACGTGGGAGTGGTACCGGCCGAGCGAGGAGGAGGCGCGCGCCGCCGGCCGGGCGATGTACGAGCACCACGCGAAAGGCGGCTTGTTCCTGCGCCGGATCGCGGCGGCGGCGAAGGAGGGGTGACTACCGCCCCTCGATCACGACCTGGCCGCTCTGCCGGTCCGTGACCCCGCCCTCGGTCATCGACAGCTCGGCGTAGTAGGTCCCGGGGGTGGCCAGGTTCCCGGTCGCGATGTCCACGGTGGCCCGGTTCGGCGGCGTGCCTGCCGCCGCCAAGGTCTTCGGAGTGAAGAGCGTGGTGCCGCCAACGCCGGCCACTGGGGGAACGCTGTAGATCGTGAACGTGCCGGTGACTCCGGTCATGTTGCGGGCAGTTCCGTCTGCCCACGTCACGTCGATGGCGATCGGACCGATGTAGCCCTTGGCGAGGTAGAGAGTCGGAAACGCGTTCACGGCCATGGGTCACCTTCCATCTTGACTTCCAGCGTAGGCCGGACGACTTCCACAGCGAGAGTCGGCCGGGTGAGCATCGCCACGAGGACGGGCCGCGTGATGGTGACGTAGACTCGCGGCGCGGCCTCGACCTGTTCGGATCCGGTGTTCCCAAGTGCTGCCGCCGACGTTGACCCCGACCCGGCCAGCGTGCTCCCCGTGAGGCGCACGATGAGGGAGAGGGTTCCGGAGGTCGATCCCGCACCCGCCAGGGTGGTGCCGACGAGCGCCGCGGTCTTGGACAGTGCCGCCGAGCTGATGGAGCCTGTCCCGGCCAGGGTACTGCCGATGAGGTTGACCGGCGCGCCGGAGTTCGTGAGAGTGGCGCTACCGATGGCGCCGGCACCCGATGCCGCGCTCGTCTGGAGCGCCTTCGTCAGCGAGAGGGTTGGGGTGCCGAGGGTGCCGGTACCAGCGAGCGTGCTGCCGATGAGAGCAACGGACCCGGCAGCGGTGTTCGTCAGGGTGGCGGAGCCAAGGGTGCCAGTACCAGACAGGCTGGTGCCGGACAGGCCCACGCCGAGGGCGAGAGTCGCGCTGCCCGCGCTCCCGGTCCCCGCCAGCGCCGTCCCCTGGATCTGCTTGTCCAGGGCGATGGTCGCGGAGCCGAGCGTGCCTACACCCGAGAGCGTCGACCCGATCAGGTTGACGCCACCGGCCGCCGTGTTCGTGAGGGTCGCCGAACCGATGGAGCCCGCACCGGCAACGGTTGTCGCGGTGAGGGCGACAGACAGTGACAGCGCCGCGGAACTGACCGCACCCGTCCCAGCCGCCGTCGTAGCTGCCAGGCCGACCCCGAGTGACAGGGCGGCCGACGACACCGACCCGGACCCGGCAAGCGTACTGCCGACGAGGTCGACCGCGCCCGCTGAGTTCGTGAGCGTCGCGGAACCGACGGACCCGGACCCGGCCGCCGCGGTCGCGGAGAGGGCCTTGTCTACGGAGAGGCTGGCGCTACCGAGGCTCCCTGTCCCGGAGAGCGTGCTCCCGACGAGGGCGTTGCTGCCACCAGCGTCCGCCGCCAGGACCGCGAGGAGGAAAAACTTGTGTTGCCGCAGGGCCACCGACTACACCGCCTCGTGCACCCAGAGAGCAGCTCCAGTCGCCTGGTCCACGGCGGTCTCGCCTACAGGCACGGGGCCCACCTTGGCGTAGAGCCGGAGACCCTGCCCGGCCCAGAACCACTCCGACCCGCCCGGCGAGACGACGGTCCCGATGTTGACCGTGATCGTCGGCGCGGAGCCACTCTGACACCGGATGGTCACCGGCTGTGGACCGTTGTTGTAGACGCAGACCTGCTGCCGGTTCGCCGCGTTGGTCGCGTCGATAGGAGTGGCGCTCCCGGCGGCCAAGGCCAGGACCTCCGCTCCGCCGCCCGTGGTCGGTGCCGCCATGAGTCCTCCTTACGGTTTGATCTCGACCGCGCTCGCCATCCACCATCCGGACGTGGTGGTCGCGGCGACCGTGTATGGATTGCCGCTGGTGGTGGTCTGGGTGTTGTACTCGCAGGCATGCTCGAGGGCCTGCCCCTCGACGAAATCGTAGTACTCCGCGGTGTTCGCACCTGGACTGAATGCCGCCTGGGAGAATGTCGCCATCGCGGCAACGACGACGGACGAGTTGACGGTGGTCGTGACGCTCACCGACGGGGCCCCGCTATTCGCGGATGCGCTGTTCGTCGCTCCCGCGCTCGGAGTGCCGCTGCTCGTCGCGTCCAGCACCCAGACCCCCGCGTCGATCACACCAGCCGAGGAGTTGGTCACCACTACGTTCACCGCCGAGAGGGCAGCCGGGCTCCAGTATGTCCAGATCTCCGATACCCCGAAAGCCGCGCCGGAATTGACCGTCACCGCGCGCGCGGCTGCATTGCCGTTGACTGCCACGCCCGCGAACGCGCCCTGAACCGTCCGTCCGGCTCCCTGCGCTCCGATGACGATGAGCGACGCGCCAGGGGTTGTGACGCTCGCCACGGTGCAGGTGCCGTTGGCGGCCACGTTCGTGCATGCCTGTGAGCCGCGCGTGGTCAGCGTGGGCGTCGTGATGGGAGCTGCGGTTGCGCCAACACCCCGAGACCCCGCGGCCCATGGCTTGTGCTGCGCCTGGGCCGCCGAGGCGAAGAGAAGCAGGACCGGAAGGGTGAACTTCACTTGTAGAATACCGTGCAGGAGTTGGCGGTAGAGCAGGCAGTTGACCCGGTGCGCGTCGTACCCATGCAGACGCCGATCCCAGTCGCATGGTTCGCGAGCGGCACCGCGCCTGGTGGGATGTTGAGCGTGCCAGAGGTCGGCAGGGCCAGCGCCCACACCACTGACGTCCCGCAGGTTGGCGAGCCGGAGGTGTTGTAGAACTGGAGGAAGCAGGCCGAGGCGTTGTTGTTCACGCACGACACGCCGTAGACGTTCCCGGCGCTCGCCTTGATGTTCGTCGTGGTGTTCACGTCGGTTGCGCCGGTCGAGGTCCCGACAGCCGCAGTCGTTGCCGCACCCACGACGTAGAGGCCACCCGTGGCGGTGTCCATCTCCAGCATCTCGCCGCGCCCCGCGGTGACCGCCGTCGGGCTCGCGCGCGCTACGGCTGGTAGCACCGACAGGCCGTTGGCGATGGCGGTGGTGTCGTTCGCGAGGACGCCGGCCTTCGTGAAGGTGGTGGAGTCCCCGATGCTCGCGATCTGGAAGCCGGTGGTCGTGTCCACGACCCCCGCCGCCGAGCGCCCCGCGGTGGTGCCCGACGTGGCGGACCTGGCGATGAAGGGCATGGTGGCCAGTCCCGCGCCCGGGGCCGCGGTGTTGTGGGCATTCACCTGCGGAGAGGTGTAGGTGGTCGAGTCGGTGAGCCGCACGTTCAGCGCGCCGCTCGTGGTATCCACGGACAGCGCAGACGACCGACCCGCAGTCGTGGTGTTCACGGCGCTCCGAGCGATGGCGGGAAGCGTCTCCAGACCTACGCTCGCCGCTCCGGTGTTGTGCGCCTGCGAGCGGATCGGGTTCATCGTCGTCGAGGTCACGCTGTCCTGAGCGGCGATGCCGAGGTAGGTCGGTGGTGCTGACGTCGCGCCAGTCGGGGTGGAGGACATCAGCGTGGGATCGATGGCGTCGCTCGCGACCATCAGACCCACGAAGTTCCCAGAGGTGTAGGCGGAGGCCCTGACGCGAGCGTGCGTGGCACCGCCTGCGGACACCACGGTCCACGCTGCGCCGGCAGCGATAGCGGCGTTCGCGAGCGATGTCGTCTTGAGGCCGGTGGCGACCGAGTCAAAGGAGGTGGCCGTCCAGGTCGTTCCGCCGTCCCACGAGAGTTCCGGCACGAGCGTGAACCCGACCGGACTGGAAATGGTGATCACCTGGAACCCGCATCCGCGCCTCCCGGCGAGGTTGACCGTCGCTGCAACCTGCGCGGCGTTGAACGTGACGGCTCCAGAGGATCTCTCCGCTACGCCCTGGACCTGCGGAACCGAATCCGTCGCCGTGACCGTGATGGTGGCAGACCCGGACGTCCATGCCGACACCCGGATGCGCGCGAAACGGTCGCCGCCGCCGAGCCCGATCGTTTTGCCGAACCCGACAGCGAGCGAAGCGTTCGGGATCCCGTTCCTGAACGGTTCGCCCGTGTCCATGTCGAAAAACGGCTGCCCATCCCAGTTCGTGCCGTCTCTGCTCGTCTCCGCGACGAGCGTGATCCCGGTCGGGGAAGACACCGCCGTGACGATGAACCCGGCGCTGGTCTTGCCCCTGAGCGGAACCACGCACGTGACGTTCGCAGCATTGAGCACGCACCCGCTCTGGATGGTGTCGGTGGTCTGGACGGAGACAGAGGTCTGGCCGAGGGCCAGCGACGGGAGCAGCAGGAGCAGCGAGAGCACGCGGCGCATCAGTCCTCCTGCACCGTGATCGTGCTGCTGGCGAACGAGACGGTGTTCCCGGTGTTGATGGTCTGGGGCCCGTTGCTGATGGTGTTCCAGTAGAGCAGGTTCCCAGACGAGACAGCGTCGAACAGGGCGTAGTGCGTGACGGCTCCCCATCCCGCCGACGGAGTCGCGAAGTTGACCGCGTTGCTGTTCGACATGCTCCTCGGCGTACCGGATGGCGCTCCCCAGTTGGAGTCTGCCTGCGTGACCTGGGCGCGGGCGTAGCTGCCACCGCTGCACTCGGTCCCGCCACCCGCATCGCTCGGCGCCGCGGTGAATAGCGCGACGTACACCGCAGCCGGGGAGTAGCCCCAGCATTCGAGGTTCCCGGTAGTGGGCGCAGAACCGAAGGCGGGCGTGACCGTCACGTGCGTGCCGTCGGGCACGGTGGTGACGAGGTGGTAGCTGCCTGCCGTCGTCCCCTTGATGAGGTCGCCGGGAACGAATCCGGTCGAGCTCGTGACCAGGATGTTCGTGGTCGAGGCGTTGCCGCCACCGACCGCCGTGGAGAGCCGACGGAACATCCTCGCGAGCATCTGACCTTCCAGGAAATTGCTCTTGCCTGCCATGGCATCCTCCTCTGCGTGTGTGCGTTCTACCCTCGCCGTCTAGCAGCGAGAATGATGGGGAGCTGCTCCAGTTGATCTATGCGTTCCGTTGATTCGGTCAGGCGTCGCCGCTCGTTTCGGTTGTGCTCCAGTTGCAGTTCGCGGAACGTCTCCAGGCTCCGGATTTTCTCGCGATGCTCGCGGCGGACCTCATCGAAGGAATCGCTCGTGACCCGGACCCAGACCCGATCTCGTCTGCTGATGAGGTACACGCAGAGGACGACCGACACCCCGACCACGAAGATGGGGAGGTGGACCTCGAGCCACACGCCCCGCGCAACGTCCGCTCCGGCCACCCCTGCGATGAGGGCCAGCGGCAGGAGCAACGGGTGCTGGAGGATGTGCCAAACGCGGGCGTTCATCGGACCGGCCTCGGGGAGAACTTCCGGCTCGCCGGCTTCGTGTCCGTCGAGAGGAGGATGAGGCGCATCTCGCGGTCCTCCGTGGTTTGGGCCTCCACGGCGGCGGCAAGCCGGTGGATGGCGGTCACCGCCTCGCGCAGGTTCTGGTCCTGGCGGTCTACGTTCCGCTGCTGCGCCTCGATGACCCTGTCGATGCGGTTGTCGCCCCGGACGAGGAGCCAGGGGAGCCAGGCGAGGAGGGCGATCAGGGTGGCGACGAGGCCCACCTTCCGGGCCCCGCGCCGGAGCTCGCGGTCTCCCGGCCGACCGCCCCGTAGCAGGCCACCGAGGAGGTCCGCGACGGGGTTCCCCGCCCGGTCTGGACGCGGGTCGGTCACCCGAACGCTCCTTGGTTCTGCCGCTCGTCCGCCAGCGCGACCTCCCGCCGGTAGTGCTCCACGAGGCCGCGCATGCGGGTGCAATAGGGACAGGTGCAGTCCGGATCCTCCGGCCCGGTCGCCGGCTTGGCCAGCGCCTCGGTCGCGGCGGCGAGCAGGCGCCGGGCCTCGTACGGGGTGGCGATCATGCGCGCACCCACTTCCCGCCGCGGACGAAGCCGTGGTCGCCGCAGTGGCAGAGCACGCTTGGGGATATCGTCAGCGGGTCCCAGGACTCGACTTGCCAGCGGCGACCATCCGGCGCCAGGTGTCGCGTCTCGGGCAGGTCGAAGGTGAGGGCGCCCTCGCACGGGTCGCCGCTCGGTGCCGAGTGCCAGATCGTGCAGCCAGCCCGCTCCACGTCTGGCATTCCGGCGTACCGCGGGTTCAGGTCTCGGTTCGGGGCCCACATGAAGAACCGGAGCGTGTGCCCGTCCCCGAGGTCGAGGTCGATGCGGTTGCTCATCTTGAACCTCCGCGAGATGCCGGCGGCGGGGGCGCGAGCCCGCCGGAGAGGGGACGCCGTGGCCCGCCTCCCCCGCCGCCAGCAAGAGAGGCGCCCGGAAGCCGAGCAGGAGCGCCGGGGGTTAGCAGCTCGGCAGCGGCGCCGCGCCCTCCAGGGCGCTGGATCTGGATACCCTGACGCGCCTTATAGGTCGGCGACTTCCAATTTTTCCTACAATGACCGTGTTTGCTCACAGGTACGACTCCGGGGGCTTCTGGTCGAGCGGCAGGCTGCCGGCGTTGCCCGGCTCGCCGCCCTGGAGCGGGAACGGCGGTGCGCCGTCCGGGCCAGGCTTCGACGGCCAGATCCGCCCCGCCACGACGAGGAAGAACACGACCGAGACCACGGCCCAGAACTGCCAGGTGCGCGTGAGGCCCATCTCCTGGGCCGTGGTCCAGATGATGCGGACGATGTCGGCGTGGTCGGGCACAGTACCCTACGGCTTCACCACCGCGGCGGCGGGTGCGGGTGAGGGCGCGTTCGACACGTTCGAGTCCTTCGCGAGGATCAGGCCCACGCCCGCGATGGCGGCGGCGATGAGCTCCGTGAGGTTCACCGCCGCCCACCCGCCCTGCGAGAACTGCGCGATGGCGTTCCCGAGGCCGGTCAGGATGATGCCGAGTCCGGCGATGGTCGTCTTCCAGCTCGCTCCAAAGATCTTCGTCATGTGCTCACCTCTCCATCCTGCGGGTTAGGCTGCGCCGCCCGGTGTCGTGGGCGGGTACTGCGCGAACACCTTGCCGTCGGCTGAGGCTAGGACCATGTTCCTGGCGATCTTCCCGACCGGTGCGCCCTGCACGTGGATCCAGCTGCCGCACTCGATGATGGCCTGGTCGACGTCCGGGATCGCGCCCGCCCGAACGGCCGCGGCCAGGATGCCCATCGCCCTGTCGATCTCGCACTCCAGGGGGATGATGTCCACCGCGAGGCCATACATGTGCCGGGAGTTGGGGTGGCCCCCGACTGCGGCGTTGAGCGACGGGGAGCGGTAGCCGGAGGAGACATGGCAGCGGCCCGACGAGCCGCCGGATCGGTTCGAACACCTGGACCGCCAGCCTCGACGCTGCCTCGCGGATGGCCGGGGTCTCGTCCCAGATCCGGCGCTGCTCCTCGATGAGGGTCCCGTGCCGGGTGACCATGAACTCCGCGACCGAGAGGTGCGGCGAGAGCATGGCGGGTTCAAGAGATGACATCTTCCGCCTCCACGTCGAGTTCGCCGGTGTCCCCGCTCTCCTCCATGCTCGTGATCCCCACGAGGACCCCGTCGAGGAGCCGGTCGTCGGTCAGGCTCACGATGTCGCCGGGCTCGAGGTACCAGTGCGCGACCCCGACCCGGAACCGGAACGTGCGGCGGAGGTAGATGGAGTCGTGGGCGAGGACGAGGGAGTACCACCGCGCGCGCGACTCGGCCGTGAAGAAGTGCGCCGTCGTGGTGTCGGCGAGCCGCAGGCCGCGGGTCTCGACGTCGGCAACGTCCTCCTCCTGGACCGTGGCGCGGGGCCACTCGCCCTCGGTGGTAGACTTGTTACGGTCGAGGTACTCCACCGGCCAGCAATTCCTGACGTCCGACTCGGAGAGGAACTCGATCGTGACCGGGTCGTCGCCCGGGTCGTCGACGAGGAAGTCGGCTGTGGTCAGGTCCGCCACCGGCGTCCTGCTCGGAGCGTAGACGTAGGTGATGGCATCCACGGTCTGGGACGCGGGCCGGTGATCGTTGCAGACGAACTTCAGCACCCCATCGCTCCAGAGGGCGTCGGTGTTCGTCGCCGCCAGGATCTCTCCCAGGATCTCGGACGCGTCCCGCTGCTCGGTGAGAGCCAGCGCGCCGAACAGGTCGTGTGCCCCGGCCATGTCCCGCCACGTCGACCAGCTCGCCGAGTCGATGCGGGACTCCGGCCACTCGCACGACTGCCCGTAGCCGTACCCCGTGAGGATGTCCTTCGCGATGGTCGGCAGGAGCACGGTCCCGCCCTCGGCGGAGGTCCCGCCGTCCGCCGCCGGGAACACGTTGGCCCCGGTGAGCTCGTACTTCCAATCGCCGACGGAAGGCTTCTGTCCCTCCTGCCCTACGTCGAGAGCGATGAATGCGGCGTAGCTCGTGCCGTTGTAACTCAGCGTGTACAAGCCGCCGAATGGCACGGCCGTCGCCGTGTAGGTGATCCGAACCCTCTTCGGTTCCGCACCGAAGTTGTACGAGATCGTGTACACACCAGCCGAGACCGTGTAGTCACTCGGTGTGGACATGGTAGCCCACTCCCCCATCCCGAAACCCCTCTCGACCAAGACGTTGGCCGTGAAACTGGCATGCAGGGAGACCGTGATCTCGTTCGGGGTGCCGGCCGCCTGGAATAGCTCCGTGTACGTCCTCGCCACCGGGGTCGTGAGATACGACCATGCCGTGGTCTGCGTCCCGTCCGCGAACGCGTCGTAGATGGTCCCGAAGCCCGGGAAGACCTTGATCCCGTCGTGCCAGATGGCCGATGGCCCACCGGAGAACAGACGGGTGGACGAGAGGGCGATCATCATGGTCGCGCTGATGCGTCCTGCGCTGGCCGTGGAACTCTCCTGTGGCAGGAGGATGACGTTCCCGGGGATGATGGCCGACCCGTAGACCATCGGGATGCACCGGCCCTCGCAGGAGGTCGTGGGGTAGATCCCCTTGAAGTCCTGGGGCCGGCGCGAGAGGGCGCTTCGTTGGGCGTCCTCCGCCTCCCACCACGTTGCCTTTCGGCGGCGGCTCATCTGGCCACCATCGGGCTGGGGATGTACGGGTGGCCGCCGAAGTGCGCCTTCCGGCTCCACCTCGTGTCACAGGTGGTGACGATCTTGTCGCATCCCTGGACGAGGTAGATCGGTGTCGAGGCTGGAGGGACAGCCGGGAACGGACGGTCGACCGTGACCGTGTGGATCTCCGGGATCGCGGCCAGGACAGATGAGACGACCGTCCGTGCCACGCCACCGATCTGGACCGTGCCGCGGGTCCAGTGATCGTCCGGGTCGGTGGAGCCAAAGGAGATGCTGGAGCGGGTGGTCTCGTACGGGGCCCCACCGTTCCACACGCCACGAACGGTCGCCGCCGGCCGGGTCGCGCCGCAGTTCGAATCGAAGAGGGCGTAGGAGCATTTGGCCTGGAACGTGCGGATGGGCAGCTTCGCGTTCAGGCGATGGAGGAGGCTCGAGACCGTGAGGTCGACGCGGCTCGAGGTGGGCCCCACACTCGTCACGATGCCCTCGAACCAGTGCATGATCGTCGGCTCCCCCTCGGTCGTGATGGCGCGCTCGATGAGCACCTCGGCCTCGTTCAGGGCGCCGGCCGCGGCCGCGCGCGTGAGCAGGTCCGCGCCCAACATCGCGCCATCGCCGCAGAGCAGGGTGAGGTCGTAGGTCGAGACCTCCAGCCCGAGCGCCCACCGCGCCTTGCCCATCTCCAGGCCGGGGGAGGAGCCGGTCCCCGCGACCGTCCAGGTACTCCCGCGGCTCACGATGGCGCGGTCGGCCGTGGTCCAGCGGTAGGCCACGCCCCCGACCGTGAGCGTGACGAGGTGCGGGGGGTAGCCCGCGACGCTCGCCAGGAGGGTGGGGGAGGTGGAGCGCATTTTGTCAGGTCACGCGATAGTGCCCGGAGAATCGGAGCACGGAACCGGAATCCCAGGTAAATGGCCCGAACGATCCAGCATCCGTTGTCCCGGTCTTGATGCGACACTTGGTATCCCCGGCCGCGATCTGGACGGTGCCAACCGCAGCCGACGACACCGCCGCGTTCGCCATGTAGGCCGAGCCACAATTCTGAATGAGGTTCCCGGCAGCAGCAGCCGGCAGCGAGAACTCCCAACTGCCAGTGCCCGTCGCGAACCCGGATCCCAGGGTGATGCTAATCTCAAAGATGATCCACGCTCCGTTCCTGGAATACCGATAGTTCCAGGATCCGGCCCCAAAGGACGGAGTGCCGCTCGTTGTGGCAGTCCACACAGGAGTCCACGCTGCCGCGCCACCGCTCGGATTCGTGATGGTGATGGAGTTGTTTGCGGCCGGGCTCTGCTCGGTGAGATCCCAGGACGGACACTGGACGTGATAAATGGACGACGTGCTCTTGATGATCCAGGCGACCGCGGACACCCCGGACATGAAGTGCGAATCGCCTTGAACGGTGATGGTGCCACCGAGCGATCCGCAGCGCATCCCGCGAAGTTCGATGTTGAACGCAGTGGCAGACGAGAAAATGAGACCGTTCGTGTAGAAACCGTAAGCCCACCAGTGATCGCAATTCCCGAAGTCGAAAAGCGTACAGCCGAGACTGGCGGTCCCGAAGAAGTGCCTAGGGATAGCTTGGGTGGTCGAGCCTCCCTTCACGGCCGCCACCGATCCTACCGCTCCGGTCGTGTAGTAGGTGCTCCCCAACGACTTGAACTCGCTACCGCCGTCCGTGCCAAACTCCAGACAGGCAAGGACAAAATTCTTCACGGCGACGTTGCGGTGTTCCTGACCGAAAGAACTGGCTGGGATGAGGATGCCCCGCCCTGTCCCCCTCGTCGCGGTGTCCCCATCGATTGTCAGGTCCTGGAGGACTGAGTAGGAGCCCTGACTCGTGATGAAGTCGCCAGTAAAGCCGCGCTTCAACGTCGTTCGGACCTGGCCGGCTCCGCGGATGACCGTTTGCGCCGGGATGCTGATGGCACTGTTCACGAGATAAGTGCCAGGTGGAAAGATTACATTCTTCCCGGCTGCCAGGGCGGCGCTAATTGCGGTGGCTGCATCGGTGGAACCGTCGCCTATGGTGCTTCCATTCGCATACGACATGACGTTGACCCACCCGTCGACGTGGTCGAGCAGGCCGTTGATGTCCGCGAGCCTGACGTAGTGGTCCTCCTCCCCGACCGGAGCCGGGTTCGTCGCCGGAGTCGTCTTGCGGCCTGGGAGTGTGGTCGCCATCGTGTCCTCACGCCCCGAGGGCGTCTCCGAGTAGGTCCCCGAGCCCGGTCGTCGCGTTGCCCGGCTGCGACTCGCCTGTGGTCAGGAGTTCGATCTTGCTCGTGCGCCAGCGGCCGGCGAGGAAGCGCTCCATCTCCAGCTCGTCGCTCGCGAACCGGACCTTGCGCTTCGACTTGTCGAACGTGTCGTTGAACCAGCAGTCGCCTTGCTGGCCGGCGAGCGTGTGGAACACGTCGAGGAGGGTCGCCGCCGCGTTGCTCGACCAGTACCCGTCCCGGAGCACGTTGAACGTGACCGTGAACCGGAACTTGGGCGTGCTCCACCTCGAGAACCGGCGCTCCACCCCGTTCGCGCTGGTCTGCACCACCGTCGCGTAGACGGGGGTCCGGGTGACGCTGATGTCGATGCCGGGGAGCGACTGGGGGAAGTCCATCTAGGCCCTCCTCCCCGCGCGCTTGGCCCGGGACAAAGACCGGAGGATGGCCCCCGGGTTGTCGCGGAACAGGCGCTCGACCGACCGCGCGTCCACCGCCGAGATCGAGACCTGGTAGGTGTCCCCGCCGCTGCTCCCCGCCGCGATCATCTCCCGGAACCCCTGCGCGATCGGGGCCGGGAGCACCATCTCCTTCTCGTGCAGGCGCGCGATCGGGCTCACGCCCGCCGGGATGTCGAAGCCGCCGGCCGCGGACGCAAGGAAGCCCATGCCCATCGCCTGGACCTCGGCGGCGATGGCTGCTCCGACGAACGGGGCCGAGGCGAAGGCCGGGGTCGACGCCACCTGGGCCGCGGCTTCGGCGCCCGCCACGCCGGCGCTGGTCGCGATGAGGCCCATCCCCTTCGCTTTCTCCGCGAACTGCTCGACGATCCCGAGTGCGATCTTCTCGAAGACCATCTGTACAAGCGTTCGGAGAAATCCGAGTAGCAGTTCTTTCATCACGTCGCCGACGCTCTTGGCCCCGGTCGCCATGTCCATGAAGGCGTCGGCGAACGTGGCAGCCATGGACCTGGCCGCCGCCTTCATCTCCTCCATGCGCTTCTTCATCTCCTCCATGTCCTTCATCGAGGACTTGAAGTTGAGTTCCGCGCCCTTGTGCTGTTCCGGTTTGAAGACGTCGATCTCTGCCTGCGAGAAAGCGTCCATCGTCTCGGAAAAGGAAGACTGCTTTCCTCGGTCGAACCTCCGCAGGCGCTCGGCCGTCACCGCCCGCTCGGCCGCGACCTCCTGCGCGACTGCCCGTTGCCGCTCCGCCGACGCCGCGCCGATGTACTTCTTCTGGATCGCGAGGATCTTCGCCTCGCCCTCCTCGACGATCTTCTCGCGCTCGGTCATGAGCGACGCGGAGATCTCCAGCATCGCGACCTTGTGCGCCTGCTCCATCTCGACCGTGGCCGCGCCCTGCTTCTCGATGATCTCCCCGACCTTGGACTTCTGGGCGACCTTCTCCGCCTCGGCGAGTGCGGCCTTCTGGGTCTCGACGAAGGAGTCCAGACCAGGATAGCGCTCGTTCAGGCGCTCGAGGTCACCCTTCGCCTTGTCGAGTTTTTGCTGGAGGCGCCCGACAGCGGCTAGCCCGCGCTCCTCCTCCGGGCTGAGTGCGCTACCACCGGCGATCTTCTCGGCGGCTAGCCTCTTCCGCTCCGACTCACGCTCGATGATGGTGTCGAGCCGGACGATCTCGTCCTTGAGTTCCGTCTGCCGCCGGGCCGCCTGCTCGCGCTCGTCCTCTTTCGCGAGCGCCACCTTGTTGTAGACGGCCCGCGCGGCCGACGCCTTGTCCACCGACCGCGCGAACTCGATCCATGCGCCAGACGCCTCGGCCCCGGCCTTCTTCAGGTCCTCGGCAGCCTTCCGGGCCTCGTTCCTGGCGGCGACGAGGCCCCCGGCGATCATCTTGACGATCTCGATCCCGATCCCGGCCGCCCCGCCGAACGCGAAGCCGGAGGCGAGCTGAGCGAGCGCCCCGCCCGCCTCCTTCGACATGATCCCGATCTGGCCGATCTGGGCGGCGAAGAACGCGGCGGTACGCGCCTCCTGGGTCGCCTCCCGGCGCCAGCTCATCAGCGCCTTCGAGACCGACCCGAACCCGGTCTCGACCTGGCGCACGGCGGGGTTGACCTGCTGCCAGCTCCCGACCATCGCGCGAGCGGCATCCGCGACGGAGCGCTGGACGTTCGAGAGGCCGGCCTGAAGGTTGCCGACGCTCGCCTCGAACTCTACCGAGACCATCGGGTTCGAGGCCATCTACTTCCCTCCCTTGTTCGCCTCGAACGCCTCGGCCATCTCCGCGAGCGTCCACCCGCCGGGGCGCGGCTCCGACCCGGACGGCGACCCGCCGCCGTCCCACTTCACGTCGAAGTAGGCCGAGACCATGGCCGAGAGGCGCTCGACCGCCGGTGGATGTGCCTTCCAGTACCCCATCAGTTCCGCGATCTCCGGCAGCGTGTGCTCGTCAACCTCCCGGTACGTCCATCCCGTCCGATCCACCAGGGCCCCGTACAGCTCGGACCACTCTACGGGGCGCTCGTTTCCCCCTGCGGCTTCGCGGCCAGGCCGGAGAGCTTGAGGGCCTCCATGAACGCGGCCTGGAGCTCGTCCGCGGTCATGGCATCGGCAAGGCCCTCGACCCCGGCCGAGGCATCGACGAAGGCCCCGAGCACGTCGAGGCTGTTCGTCAGGTCCTGCGGCTTCATGGTCTCGAACCGGGGCCACAGCTTCTTGATGACCCCGACCTTGACCGCCTTGAGTTCGTACTCCTTGCCGTCTGCGGTGCGCATCGTCCCCTCTCTCCCGGTCCTACTCGGACCAGTGGTTGTAGTAGACGTTCCCGCTCGAGTCGGCCATCGCCTCGAACGTGAAGTCGGCCTCGGAGTGGCCGTCGCTCTTCATCGAGAAGTCCAGCGAGGGGATGACGATGGCGGGGAACCGCCACGCCCAGACCTTCGTCCGGTAGTTGTTCCCGAGGTTGAGCGAGAAGGTCGAGCCGGCGCCCATCAGCGTGTTCGTCTGCGTGATCGTCTTGCCGTTCGCCGCGTCGGTCTGCCAGTACGAGAACAGGCAGGGCGGGTTCGAGTCGGTCGTCGCGAACGTGTAGACCCCGGTCGAGGGCGCGATCACGAACTGGCCGGCGGTGAGCGACCCTTGCGAGGTCCCGTCCGCCATCCGCTGCATGGGGAGCCCGGTCGAGACCCGGATCACGCCGAGGTCCAGGAACCAGTTGGAACCGCCGGTCGAGGTGTAGGCGTTCGTGGTCGGCGTCCCGGCCTCGTCGATGACCGGCTTCTTCATCCCGGTGACGGCCGAGTTCCCGGTCGCGGCGGCCATGATGCCGGCGCTGAAGGCGGCGAACTTGCCCTTGCCGCTCACCTCCTTCGCCCCCACCGCGATGTCGACGGGAAACGACTTCTCCCCGATGAGCTTCACGGTCGTGCCCTTGACTGAGAGCGACACGTCCTTCACCACCCCGAGCCGGGTCACGACCCCGGGCGTCGAGGAGTCCGTCACCGCCAGAATGCCCACACCGTAGTTGTAGTACGCCATCTTCACTTCTCCTTTGCGACGTAGACGATCGACCCGACCCAGGCCGGCGCCGTCGTGGTGGTGTTACCGCTGGTCATGCGCCCTCCGATGTGCCGAGGACGACGATCGGGATCTCGGCCACGTACTGGTCTTGCCCGCATGCGATTTCGACATCGCCGACGATCTCGCACCGCTCGCAGAGACCCCCGAGGTCGAGGACATGCATCCCGGTATCAGGGGCAAGTGCTGATTCGATCGCCTGGATGCACAGATTCAACGGCGTGTCCGGGCCGCCCGAACCCTCCGACTTCTCCGCCCGGACGTACAGAACGAGGGTGATGCGGAGCCGCCAGATCGGCGGAAGTCCAGGCCGCTCGGCCTCGGCGCCCTGATTCTCCGGAACGACGACGATCGCCGGCTGAGTGTGGAGACGGGTGACGTCGAGCAGGGTCCGGGTGACTCTCGCCACCTTGCTAGGAACGAGCTTCGCTTCCAGCCTCTTGTGCAGGGCGACGATGATGGCTTCGCGCGGGAACGCCATGCTACGTCCCCCTCGCTGCGCGTTCGGCCGCGTTCCGGAGGGCCTCCTCGGCCATGACGCGCATGGTCTCGTAGACCGGGCGCACGAACGGCTGCGCGGCCTGGGTGCGGCTGTAGGCACCGACCCGGATGAGCTTCCCGCCCTTCCGCGCGAACCGCGCGCGGGTGCCCCTCACCGCCTGGTTCCTGGCCCGGCTGCCAGCGGGGCGCCGCCAGTACTCCTCGACGGGGCCGGACATGCCGCCCTCGAGCACGTAGGCCGCGAGCTTCACCCGCTCCGACCCGAGTGGCCGGACCCAGACCCGGATCCCCTTGTCGTTCTCCTTCATGCCGATCGCGATGTGCCGCGGGAGGTCGAGGCCCCCGCCCCGGTGCGGGGCGCGCGCCGCCATCTCGGTCCGGGTCGTCCGCCCGAGGTACTCCATCGTGTTGCGGATCTCGGCGCGGAGCCGGGACCCGATCCGCTGCATCTGCTGGACCGCGTCCCCGACCCGGACGGTCATGCGGACGCCGCCGACCGAGACCGGGCCGCTCTCCTCGATGTACGAGCCGATGCTCACTGATCGAGTCTCCGGTACGAATCGACGACGCTCTGGATGTGGGGAAGGTTACCGCCCCCGAGGAAGACGTGAGACTCTCCGTTCAGCACGGCAGAACTCTGGCCGATGTGGTCCCGATCCTTGAACCGCAGTGCGACCATCTCGAGTACCGCCTGCACCACATCGGGGGGCGCCACCGCGAATCCTCCCGTGTAGGTCGCCGTGCAGTTCAGGCTCCCCTTGGTGAACGTGTACCCGACGAGCGAGACCCGCCCCGTGTCCTGGTCGAGCACGTACCCGTTGCCGGTCGTCCTCGCCGCGATGGCCGATCCATCGACCGTGAGCGAAGCGATCGCCGTGACGGGGTACTCGGGCAGGTACCGGACCGTTCCGCCGTCGCCAGACCACGTCTCGGTGCAGGCGGAGGCGAGAATCTTACGGTCCGTCTGCGACCGGAACCACTCGCTGGCGGCCGTGATGAGCCGCGCAAGCAGCACGTCGTGGTCCGACTCCGGAAGTCGGAGATACTCTTTCACCTGGTCAAGCGTGGTGAGGTCGCCCGTCGCCATGGTCTACCTGCGCCGCCCCTTGTTCTCGGGCGCCGTCGGCATCGCCTTGTTCGCAGGGGCCTCCTCGAGTGCCTTCTCGACCGGAGGAGGCTTTTCCTCCTCGGCCCACCCCTCGCGGAGGAACACCACCGCCAGCGACGGATGGATGTCGTAGACGCGTCCGGCCTCGAACACCTGGACCCTGACGCCATCCTCGGAACCGTTCTGCTTGGTCTTCATCTTGAGCCGCATGCTTCACCTCGATTGGAGGGGGTCGAGCCGAGCGGGGAAGGACCCGGCTCGACCTCTCCGTATGCCCGCCGCCTAGGCGACGGGGTTGTTGCGGGCGCCGCCGAGGATGGCGACGGCCGTCGAGAACACGCCGCCGGTCGTCGTTCCGGTGGACGTGAGGCGCAGCGTGCAGTATCGCTTGGTGAGCTTCGCGCCCACCTTGCGGGTGGCGTTGTCGTCGGTGGCGACCACCGACTCCTGCTTGATGTACGCCCCCACCTCGGTGGCCCCTGTCGTCCCGTCGGCGTTGTCGCACTCGATGATCTTGAGGACGTAGGTGCCGTCGGTGATGGTCGCGGTCACCACCGCGAACATGAGGCCCTCGAATCCCTGGGTGTCGATGACGGTGGTCGAGGTGGTGTCCGTGTTCGTGTTGATGGTCGCGCCCGCCCAGGCCTTCTTGACCTGGATGTTGTTTGCGATGTCGGTCGAGTTCATGGTCTGGTCTCCTGAGCCACTAGCTGGTGGCGCACTTGTAGAGGCGGATCGCCTCGCCCAGGACGACCTGGGCACCGAGGCGGCGCCGCGCGGTGAACTTCACCTGTCCGCTCGACGTGAGCGAGTACGGATCGCGGGACACGGCGACCTCGAGCCTGTCCACCAGGGTGATGGCCCTGCGCCAGTCGCCGAAGGCGATCGGGAAGGCGTTCGAAGCCTCGTCCGGCATGTCCGGCACCTCGGTGTATGGGGCTCCGAGCAGGGTCGGGCCGGCGTTGGAAGCGAGGCCGGGCTGCCAGAGGTACTGGCCGGTGGTGTCCTGGATGAGCCTCACCTTGCCGAGCGAGGCACGGTTCAGGACCCAGGACCCGCGCTGCGCGTAGGCGGTCTTGACGGCGTGAAACAGGTTCACGAGACCGTTGCCCTGGCCCGCGTTCCCGGCCGTTGCGGAGGCGATGGTCGCCGCCTGGCCCGAGAACGTGTAGGCGATCGGAGTGGACGGGCCGGCTGCGTTCGCATCCAGGAACCCGAGCGGCTTGCCGACGCCGTTTCCGGAGACGATGGCAGCGCCCTCCGAGACGCCGAACTGCTCGCCGAACTCCTCCTGCAGGAGCGAGTCGAGGGAGAACTGCGCGTCCTCGAGGTTCGCCCAGGTGACGCGGGCCTCCGCGTACATCTCGTGGACCGGGATCTTGACGAGGCCCCATGCCACGTTCTGGGTCTCGGCCCGGGTCGAGGTGTCGCCGACCCAGGTGGCCGCCGCGGTCTGCGTCCGCTTCGGCTGCTGGAGCTCCGACGAGCCGGTCTGCCTGACCGTCACCAGGCTCCGCATTGGGGAGTACAGCACCTCCGCCTTGATGACCTCGGCGAGGAACTGGGGCGGAGCGAGATAGCCGCCGGTCGTGTCGTTGGTCGCGTAGAGGACCTTGACCTCGTCCGGCTTCATGTTCTCGACGCCCTTGCGGAGCATGTCATCGAAGACGCGCTTCGTCTCGGCCGCCTTGCTGTCCGCCTCGAGGGCGCCGCCGCCCAGACCGAGCAGGCTCCGATTCAGCTTGGCCTCGGCCTTCGCGATCCAGTTGTCCGCCTCGGCCTTCTGCTGCTCGACGACGGCCTCGGCGCGCTTCGCCGCGTTCCGGGCCTCCTCGGCGGCCTTCCGCTGGACCTTCTCCATGTCGGAGAGGGCGTCGTTGATCCTCTCGAGCTTCTCGTCGAACAGCGGATCCGCGGTGCCCCGCGACTCCAGGGCCTTGATCTTCGCCTCGTGCGTCCTCCGGAGCTCCTCGGTCGCGTGACCGATCTCCTCGATGGTCTTCTTGATGTCCTGCAGCGTCACGTCGGGCATGTCTATCCTCGCGCGCGAACCACTGCGGCTCGCGCCATGGTCAGAAGGTCCTGCAGCTCGTTTCCGGTGCGCCCGACGTCGCGCGGGGCGGGTGGCGCAGCGTCTCGCAGCGCCGCGAAGCCGTCCGCGAGGACGGCCTTCGCCTCGGTCCTCGTCAGCCCAGCGTCTCGCAGGGCGGATTCGAGCGTCCGAAGGTCTGGGATGGTGGTACGCGACTTGACTGCCTCGATTCGGGCAGCCTCGTTCGCGGGGAAGGAGACCGGAGACACCTCCCAGAGTTCCACCTCGAGGAGGGTGCGGATGTCGGTCTTCTCGTCGTACTCGTAGCGCACCGTGCGGAATCCGATCGAGAGACCGTCGAGCGCCTTCGCCTTGATGAGGGCATGCGCCTCGCGGGCCTTCTGGGTCTCCATCACCATCTGGCCTTCGAGGTACAGCCCCTTCTCGTCTTCCTTCGCGGTCGTCCACACGCCGATCGGCTGGTCGGTGTCGTGCTGCCAGAGCATGAGCGGCATCCGCTTCGTCAGGGATACTGAGAACGCGCCACGAGCCACGACGTCGTCGTAGTGGTCTTGCACCCCGAACACCGACCCGTACCCTGCGATGCTTCCTGCGTCGGAGAGGGCCCGAATCTCGAACGGCCGGTAGAGGCGCGTGGTTTCCATGCCGTGCTCCTAGTCCTCTCCCGGATCGGCCGGGTTGGAAGGTTCAGAATTCGGATCGCTCGGTGGTTCGGTTGGCGGGGCGACTGGCGGTTCCTTACCGGCCATGTCCTCCGGCGTGATGATGTCGTCCGCGCCTTCTTGATCGGAAGGATCGAGGTCCTCCAGACGGCGCACATCGTTCGGAGACATCCATCCGGGAGAGGACGCGGTGCCGAGTGCGGCCTTGAAGTACACGGACCGCGCAGACCAGTCGCCCCGGAGGAGGCCATCGAGAACGAAGTGGAAGAAGTAGCCGGCTCTACGCTCCGGCTCCGTGAGCAACGCTAAGGAGAGGGCCTGCTCCCAGCGATTCACCCACGGTCCGATCGTGTGGCGGACGTACTGGAGCGCGAACTGTTCCGCGCTCGCGTAGGTGCTCGCCTTGTCGGAGTAGCCGATTCGTAGCGGCGGCACCCCGAACATGCGGGCGATCTCCTCCACCTGGTACCGTCGGCTCTCGAGCGTCTGAGCATCCACGCCACTCATTGTGAACTGTTGGAACTTGAACCCCTGGTCGAGGATGAGCAGCTTCCCACGGTTCTCCGCTCCGGCGTGCGCCTGGGCGATTAGGTCCCGGACGCGCTCCTTCTGCTCCTTCTTCATCTCGCCGTCTCGTGAGAGCAGGCCGCTAGGCTGCACCCCGTTGGCGTGCAACTTGGCCTGCGCCTCCTCGGTCGCGATGGAGAGACCCATCGCCTCGCGGGCCTGATCGAGTAGCTGGAGCGCGCCGTATCCGTACCAGCTCGGACCCTCGATGCGGAGGATGTCATCAGGGGCGACCTCGACAGACTTTCCGTTCGGGAGTGACACCGAGTAGTAGACGGTCCAGTCTCGGCCCTGCCGGGCAGTCACGACACCAGGCGCCAAGGGAAGTAGCTCCTCCACCCCACGCGTAACCCTGTTGATCCAAGCGTACCCGCCGCGCAACAGGCTCGCGTGCATGCTGAGCATCTCCCGGAACCCGTGCGAGGTCTGGTAGGCGTTCGGCCTCACGGACACGATGTCGTACAACCTGTGATCGTAGGCGGGAGTCTTGCGACCACTCTTCTCCTCGCGGAGCAGCTTCAGCGGTAGCTGCGCCACGTCCTCCGCCACCGCGCGAACGCATGCGAACGTGGTGGACACACGGAGCGCGGTGAACGCATCCACGACGACGCCGGCCTTCGACGTTCCGGTGCCGCCCAACAGCGCCATGATCGAGTCATCGGTGATGACCTTGCGCTCGGTGGGTGCGAGGAACCTGTCGAGTAGACCGCTCACCTGGCCCCCCTCACGTAGCCGGCCAAGGAGAGGGCCAGGAGCAGGATGCCAGCCGCGATCCATCCCGCTGGCCGGTAGATGGACCACACCCCGAACACCAGGCAACCGGAACCGGTCACTGCCAGCGCGTCGCGCGCGTAGCTCATGCGAGGAGGACCTCCGCTCCGTCGCCGTCGAGGTAGGAACGATCGGATTGCTCCCCGATCTGGGCCCGCGCCAGCGCCGTGATCATCGCCACGACGCCGTCGATGTATGAGCGCTGCGCCGTCTTGTTCGGAGCGATGTTGCCGTTCGCATCCATTCGGCATTCCGCCGCGTCCACATGCGCGGTCAGGACGGGGTGGCCGCCGTGATGAACCTTCCGCCCAAGGATCAGCGCCTCCAGCGCCTTGGACGGTTCGGACAGATGCTGGATCGTCTGAGGGATTTTCACCACCCTGTTCATGCCGGCGGAATCCAGATCCTGAACGAGCTTGGAGGCTTCCCATCCGTCGTAGCAGAGTTCTCGGAGGTTGTAGGTTTCGGCATCCTCCAAGATCTGTTTCTGGATGTAGCCGAATTCGATGATTGCGCCGGGGATGACCCGCAGTGCCCCGATCCGCACCCATTCCGCGAACTGAACCTGGCCCTGGCGAACGAGTCCCTTGAGCCGCTCCTCGGGAATCCAGAACCGTGGCAGCACGTCGATCCCGCCATCATCCCGCGGCCACACGAGCACCCAGGCCGTGATGCCTTCCCGTGAGGACGTGGAGAGATCGAGACCACCCCAGCAAGGCGCGCCGGGATCGGGGACAACCGGCGAAGAATCGCACTCGTTCCACGCGAGGATGTCGAGCCACCGCTTCGCCTGCCGCGTCCAGACGTTGAGGTGAAACCGGAGGAAGTCGTTGATCGCGAGCTTCCCCGTCTTCACGTCCTCGGCGAGCTGCGCGATGTAGTCGAGTTTCGGCGAGACGCCCAGGTTCGGGTTCGCCTTCCACCACGTCGCCGGGTCGAACGGGTCATCGCCCTCGTCCGCGCTCGCGATGTAGGCGTAGAGCGAGTCGTTCGCGGTCACGCCCTCGAGCACCCGCGTGGCGTACTCGTGATGCGACCACCCGACGCCGTCCTTGTCGTAGACGCCGGCGGTGGTGATCTCGAACCGGAGCGGCTGGCGGCGCGCGCCCGCGGCGGTGTCCAGCTTCGCGGCGAGCCGGTGATCCTTCCACTCGTGGACCTCGTCCCGGAGATCGCAGGAGGGGGAGAGGCCGTCGGCGGTGTCCTGGTCCGCCGTGAGGGGCGCCATCTTGCTGTTGAGCGTCGCGCACGACATCGTCCAGCGGCCAACCTTCACGAACCGTTTCAGGTCCGGGGACGCCTTGACCATCGCCTCGCAGAGTTCGTGGCCGTAGAGGGCTTGGTCCCGCTTCGTCGCGGTCCAGTAGACCTCCGCGCCATGCTCCCGGTCCCCGACGAAGCAGTAGATCCCGGCGAGTCCTGCCACGTGCGTCTTGCCGTTCTTCCTCGGGACCTCCCACCACACGCCGCGGAACCGGCGCGACCCGTCCTCGCGCTTCCAGCCGAAGATGCGGCGGAGGTTGGTCGCCTGCCACGGCGCGAGTTCGAATGGCTTCCCGGCCCATTCACCCTTCGTGTGCTTCAGGTACTTCGCCGAGAAGGCGACGATGCGCTCGCCCTCCTCCGCGTCGAAGACGAACCCGCGATCCTTCGCGGTCTCTCGATCCCGCTCCTCACGCTCCTCGGCGAGCCGCTCCCACCGGCCGGGGACCCGCTTCACTGGGAGCGTGACCTTCACTTCTTCCCGCCCTCGACGACGCCCTTGATCCCGAAGATGTCCGCGGCCGCGGTGTCGGTCGGCTCCTTCCCCGCGCCCCGCATCCGCATCCGGGCAACCGGTGTGATCCCGAACTCGATCGCATACTGGCGGAACTGGGCCCACGACTTGTCCGAGATGATCAGCGCCGGGTGCTTCTTCGGACCGAATGGCGTCTGGATGATCATCCCCTCCGTCTCGATGAGCTCGTCCGCCTCGCGCGCCCGCGCCCAGAGCGTGCAGAGACACTCCAGCGCCGCGCCGTCGATCCGGGAGAGCACTCCGACCTCGGCGAGCTGGCCGGCGAGGAGGGTCCAGGCGTCGCGCGCGTGCCCGTCGAGGTGCTCCGGGCACTCCGGGACGCCGGCGGGGAGCACGAGCGGCGCCCGCTCCCGCTCCCGGCTCGGCCGCAGCGTTCCCTGGAGTGCCTTGATGCCGGTCGGGAGTGGGGGCCGTCCAGAACGCGCCATGTCAGACCCCCGAAAGCGTGAATTCCGGCGCACTGCGTTTGCGGC